ATACCAAGTATCAAAAGCATATATAAGTTCTATTGCAGATCCACTATGTAATTCTATTTCATCAAAATCTTCATCTATTTTACCATTGTCAGGGATAATCAAAACGGTAGTCATAGCCTTTATGGTTATGTGTTCTGAATGAAACGAACTTAGTTTTACTTTGCAATGTTCGATGTTTTTGATAACCAAAAAACTTTCACAACCAGTTTCATATATGGGGTCTGAAATTGTTACTTGTTCAGAACATTTGATTGTGTTTCCCCTAAATGATTTTAAAATGGGTAAACTTTTTATTATTGACATATTAAATTACATAAATTTGGCGAGGTAGTGCTCTAAATTTAAGTGCTTTATTTAAATTTTCAGCAATTAATGCCTCTTTTTCCATTTGTTTTTCAGGTCTCATCCTTTCGAGTCTTAATTTGAGCTCTTCTTCCAATTTGGATTTTTCATCTTTAGCTTCTGTTGCTAAACTTTGATAGTCCATTGTAAGTTCACTATCGGGAGTTTTCAAATTACCTGAGTATTTTCCCCTTACTCTTGATAAGGTTTCTTTAACATACGCAATAAAATATCTACGAACCCATTGTTGTGCAGGATTATTAAGTTCATCCCAAGTTATAGAGTCCAAAGGAACATCTGATGGTAGTTTAATGATGTCAGGATTGGCCTTTAGACATTTATCACGATCTTCAGGACCAACATCATAATACCAATACCATACTTTTCCTTTCATTAAATTTGAATTACCAAAGTCAAATTTACCTCCTGGTACATTCATCAAGTGTAAAGCTTTCTTTCCATCAGGAAGTGCGGTAACTCTGTAAGTTAAATCACCGGCAATGATTCTTCTCTGAATATTAACTTCTTGAAGTCTCAATAACATATCAAATGCTGGCATCAGGGTGTAACTACCAGTGTATCCCATTTGAGCGAATCCACCAGGTCCACCTAATCCCGCGCCACCAAATCCTCCAAAAGTCCAAGGATCCCATAACATATTGTTAAGTTCAGGCGCGGTATACCACATTATTTCATTAATTTCCCTGTTTGCGGGTATTTCGTAGATTTGTTGGCCTTTTACAAGTTCAATATAATCTTTATTTAAAACCCAATCCCCACCAGCTTGTAAACCAACAATTTTGGAATAAGCGTATGTGTATCTTGTTTGGTAATCTAAACTTCTTGTTGTAAATGCTCTTGTTAAAGATTGGGTGTCCAAATTTAAATCATACAATGATGTCCATTGTGATTCAATCAACCAATCTTGTACATATTGAGAATAGTCACCAATAGCAAAATCCAAAAGAGAGTCCATCATTTCATCCTCAATTTCAATACCTCTTAGAGGCGCTCCCAATAAGTGTCTTATTTTTGTATATAGTTTGGATCTACCGGGTTCTGAGATTACTGACATTAGATTTGTTTATCTATAAATATATTGATAAATCAAATCATTGAGTTAATCTTGGACATTATTTCCTCAACAATATCACCATTATTTAGGTTATCACCCATAACCTGATTAATAATTTGTTTCTTATGTGATAAGATATCATAAATTGCCCCCTCCACTGTATTCTCAAAAATGGGATAATAAACTAATACATTATTTTTTTGCCCATATCTGTAAGCCCTATCTTCGGCCTGAGCATGATCTGAAGGAACAAAAGAAAGATCATTCATAACAATTACCTCACCAGCGGTGAGAGTAATACCAACACCTAAAATGTTCTCACAAAGTTCTATTGTTGATTCAACTTTCTCATTTGCGATTACTTGTCTAACTTTCATCAGTTTTGAAAATTGAATTGTTAGTGATGATGATTCATCTCTTTTATTTCGATACCAATCAAAGTATTCACCCATTAGTTCTTCATATTCTTTTGACTTAAGTTTTAGATAAACAGGTGTAATGATTTTTTCAGGAAGATCCAAAACATTTTCCTTTAAACGACGAAGTATTTGAAGTGAGGTTCTTTCTCTTAATTCATCTAAGTTTGTTGCACCATTTGTATTCCAAATCTTTTTGTTACCACCAACTCTGAATTGGTATCCCCCACAATATCGTATAACATATGCTTGCCAATTTAGTGACACAGGACTATCTACCAATCTTAATAAATTGTAATAATCAATTGGTCTTGAAGTTATTGGTGTTCCAGTTAAAAGCCAAAGTCTATCAACATTCTTAACAAAATCATTTACCAACTTTGTTCTGATCGCTTGAGAATTTTTAATATAATGACACTCATCCAAAATAACCAAATCAAAATTTGATTTTAAAAGAATAGATTCTTCTTTGTTTTTTGGATCGTGAAAGTTTTTTATAATGTCATAGTTAACAATCACAAAATCAGCATCTTCGTATTTTTTTCCCTCACAAATATAGATAGATCTATCTGTGTAGTTTTGTATTTCTCTAAACCAATTAATTTTGAGTGATGCAGGACAAACGATTAATATCTTTTTTGATTTGGTTTCAATCGATGAGATAATGGTAGAAGTTGTTTTACCCAAACCCATATCATCGGCTAATATAAATTTTTTATTACTTGTTAATTTTTCAATAGCTTCCTTTTGATGAGATAAAGGAGGTCTATGTTCATACTTTATATAATCAATCTCAATAGGTTCGGTTCTATTACTTTTAATAATTGCGGATTTTGGAACCCACATATCTTGAATTGTATCTCCACTAAAAAACTTTCCCCATATGTGATACGATGTGTCTTTTTCAACTAAGATCTTTTCTACCCATAATTGTTTTGGTATTGACACTAACAATTTTTCGTCAGCAAACTTCTTAGAAAAATAGAAATCTAAATCAACCCATTTTTTGGCAACCTTTGGGTTTGTGGTATGGTAATTTAAAATGTAATCGGATTGAGCGCGAGTAGGATAGAACTTCTTATTTGTTTTTAAGTTGTTCTGTAGTTTTAAAAGATAGTTATTAGATCCTTCGTAATTGGATAAAATATCTAAAGCTTTTTGTTCTATCGTTTTGATGGTATTTTCCACAATAATCATAAAAATAGTAAATTTAAACTATTTATCAATATGAACAAAAAGGTTCCAATTACCAGATTAGGTAAGTTCTTTGATGGCCAAGATTATAATTTGGACATCGATATGGGTGAAGAGTGGTTACTTGGTGATATGAATTTCACTTTGGTTCTTTATAGAGTTGATAGACTAAGAACCAAGATCGATGATGTATATGGTGAGGTTTTACCCGATGGTGTAAAGTTTCACCCACCAATAGAATTTAAAGCTTATGTTTTGGTTAATGCCCCTGAAAACAGATATATCGGAACATCTCAAGTGGTTCAAACAGAACCAGGAAATATGAGATTTTCGGTATATACTAAACACCTTGATGAGTTAGGAATAGAAATTGGGTTAGGTGATTATATTGGATACTATGAAACAGAAGATACTGTTAGATATTATTCAGTAGTAAATGATGGTAGAATTGTTTCAGATAATAAACATACATATGCAGGATTCAAACCTTTTTATAAAACATATATTGCAAGTCCTGTTAATAATAATGAATTCAAAGGAATATAATGATATTTGGTAAAAAAATAAAAAAGCACATTCCTCTTGAACCTCAGAGTATTCTGTTGGAAAGAAGAAGACAACTTTTAGAAAAAATCAATCAAGATGGAACTTATTTACCCAAGTCGGTTTTACACGCGGATTTGGATCGTGGATTTTTGGATTTTACAAAAGATCAACTCAAAACTACTGTCGCAGGTAAAACAATACCTATGATTGACATTTTGATTACAACACAGAATTGGGCTCAGTTTACTGAAACTTGGAACATACACGACTTGGATGATAATGTGTCATTGCCATTTATTACTGTAATTCGTCAACCTGAAGTTAAATTTGGAACCAATCCTGCTCTTATGTATAACATTCCAAATAGAAAACAATATTTTTATGCGTCGGTCCCAACTTGGGATGGTAATAGAAAAGGTATGGATGTATATACAATACCCCAACCAGTTCCTGTTGATATCACATACCAAGTTAAGATTGTTTGTAATAGGATGAGAGAAATAAACGAGTTCAACAAAATTGTTTTGGAAAAATTTTCATCAAGACAATCTTATCAAATCATTAAAGGTCATTACATACCAATTGTTATGAATGATATAAGTGATGAATCTGTAAAGGAGGTAGAAAAAAGAAAGTATTATATACAGACATATTCTTTTACATTATTAGGATTTCTAATAGATGAAAATGAATTTGAGGTTAATCCTGCAGTTACTCGAGTTTTACATATGGTAGAGACAAATAAGAAAATCAAAAAAAATATACCAACTAACAAAGAAATTAATAAAACAGAATTAGATGTAAAATTTTTGAATGGTAATACCTCATTGAGTGATGTTTTTGATTATAGAGTAGATCTTAGTTTATTAGATTCCGTAAATGTGATCACCTATGATGTTTTTATAAATGGGGATTTTTTTGGTACAGATGTGGACTTGATTCAGATAAATACAAATGATAATATTACTTTTAATATTACAAAGTTGAATGTTATGGAAGACTCCAACATTAGATTCAAAACAATAATAGTTTAATTATTCACCATATATATCTTTATTTTGTTTACAATTTTCAATTATTAATTTTTCAACAAATTTATAAATTTTTAATCCTTTTTTTTCACAATAAGATTTTAAAATTTCGTGTGTTTTACTACTGATTTTTAGATTTTTAATGTCTTTCATACTTTTAGATAATTTAGGTAGAATTTATTATCCTAATTCATAAATACTTTTCATAATGTAAAGTATTTTGACATTTATTTGAATATTTATTTGTAAAATAAACAAAAAAAATATAAAAAATAATGGCAACATCTAGTAAAGTATTTGTGTCGCCTGGTGTGTACACCTCAGAAAGAGAATTGAGCTTCGTGGCTCAAAGTGTGGGTGTGACAACATTAGGTATTGTGGGTGAAACTCTGAAGGGGCCTGCATTCGAACCTATCTTCATAACTAACTATGATGAATTCAGAACATATTTCGGTGATACAAAATCCGAAAGATTTGTTAATACCCAAATCCCAAAATATGAATCTGCTTACATCGCTAAATCCTACCTACAACAATCTAACCAATTGTTTGTAACAAGAATTCTGGGTCTATCGGGTTACGATGCGGGCCCATCTTGGTCTATTACAAGTATTGCAAATGTTGATTCCTCTACCGTAGTTTCAACAAGTACTGCACAAAATATCAACACTTTGACTTTTAGTGCTTTAACATATTCAGCATTTACTGAATCATCAATCGAAGTAATCGGAACAGGATCTTTACCGTTTAGTGGTATGTTAAGTACAACATTTACAGACAACAATGGTAATAGTGTTACTTTATTGGAATCGTTAGAAGGGTTCATTTCCGATCAGATTTCAAATTCGGGTGCTAACTATACTACAGATGTAAATTATTACGGATCTTTAGATTCTGCAGATATTGCAACTGTTGAGGGTCTTGGATATACTGCATCGACAAATGTATTTGGTGTTCAGAATTTAGATTTTACCGCAAATACACTAACTTCTTATTTAAACAATACTTGGTTCTATACTTTGTTCGATTCTACAAATTGTACATATGTAGGATATTCTTTCACATTTGCACTTTCATCTTATGATGCTATAAGTGTACCAACAGAAATTACTGGTGGTATCGATATATACTACAATGAATTTTCAGGAACGTGCTATTGTGATTATGAAGGTTTGGTTTTAGCAACTCTAAGATCACGCGGTTTATCAATTGACCAAGGACCTGAATATCAAGTTTCAGCAACAACAGGTGTTGTTATGGATTGTTCAGGTGATTATGCACAAGTAAACTCTAATCCTTACGCGGCATTTGGAATTTCAGGATTAACCGTATCTGGTGATGTATTTCAGTTCGAAGTTTCTTTACAAGATAATGATCAGAATTTTATTTCTAAAGTTTTAGGTAAAGGTAACTTTGACAAGTCAGCAACAGAAGTACCTGTATTTGTTGAAGAGGTTTATCCTGTGATGTTATATAACTTGTATATGAATTCATATATTAAAGGTTTAAATTGTACATTAGTTTCATTACCTAGTGCTAGAAGTGGTAATCAATATTCTTTGGGTTATTATTTGGATAAATTCCAAACTCCTGAAACTCCTTGGGTTGTATCTGAACTTCGTGGTAATGTAGTTTACAAGTTATTTAAAGTTATTTCAATCTCTGATGGTAACGCGGCTAACACAGAGGTAAAAATTTCAATTGCAAATCTTTCATATGTTGATGGTACATTTGATGTATTTGTTAGAGATTTTTACGATACCGATAGAAATCCTGTTGTGTTTGAAAAATTTGAAGGTTGTACAATGAATCCAAATCTTAACAACTATGTTGCTAAGAAAATAGGTACTAGTAATGGTGAGTACGCAACACTATCAAAATTCATTATGTTGGATGTAAATGAGTTTGCACCAATTGACACATTACCTTGTGGTTTTGAAGGATATGTACTTCCTACTTACTCAGGTTACTCTAATTGTCCTTTGACTTCCGCAAAACCACCAAAACCAATTTACAAAACTAAAGTTAACTATCCTGGTGAAGTAATCTACAATCCTCCTTTTGGAGCACCTATTCAATCGTTGGGTGACAAACCAAGAAGACAATATTTAGGTTTTACAAGTACAATTGGTGTTGATTCTGACCTTTTACAATATAAAGGTAAACAAAATAATGATCTTTGTGTTGCAACGAATGATTTAGTTTGGAATTATTTAACTAGAGGTTTCCATATGGACTCAGGTGCAACTGTAATCACAATAGGTGAAGATTATGTTACAAGTGGTCAACAAGCGTTTGATTGTGGTGCTGGTGACTTTACATCAGATCCTCAAGATCCGAACAACCCTTATTATTACCTTTATTCTAGAAAATTCTCTTTAGTATTCCAAGGTGGTTTTGATGGTTGGGACACATACAGACAATGGAGAACAAATACTGATGAATATCAGATCGGTAAACCTTCATATTTGGCAGGTTCTTGTCCTACAATTAGATTCCCTCAAGCAACAGGATGGGGAGCATTTAAAACTATCAATAACGATGGTAACATTATTGATTATGCAAACACTGATTACTACGCATATTTGATAGGTATGCAAACATTCGCAAATCCAGTGGCAATTAATATAAATGTATTGGCAACTCCTGGTATAGATATGTTCAACAACCTTGAACTTGTTAAGTCAGCAATAGATATGGTTGAACAAGACAGAGCGGATTCAATATATATCGTTACAATGCCTGATTGGGAAATGTACACACCTACAAATCAGAACCCTAACGATTACATATTTCCTGAAGATGCTGTTGATAGATTAGAAGATACTGAAATAGATTCTAACTACACAGCAACTTACTTCCCTTGGGTATTGACCCGTGATAATGTAAATCTTACTCAGATATACATTCCACCTACAGCTGAAGTTACTCGTAACTTGGCTCTTACAGATAACATCGCATTCCCTTGGTTCGCAACTGCGGGTTACACAAGAGGTCTTGTAAATTCTGTAAAAGCTCGTAAGAAAGTAACTCAAGAAGATAGAGACATCCTGTATAAGGGTAGAATTAACCCAATCGCTACCTTCCAAGATGTAGGTACTGTAATTTGGGGTAACAAAACTCTTCAAATCTCTGAAGGAGCCCTTAACAGAATCAATGTTCGTCGTTTGTTGTTACAAGCAAGAAAACTTATCTCCGCTGTGGCAGTAAGACTTCTGTTCGAGCAAAATGATGAAAAACTTCGTCAGGATTTCTTAGACGCTGTTAATCCTATCCTTGATGCTATCAGAAGAGATAGAGGTTTGTTTGACTTTAGAGTAACAGTTTCCTCTTCCGCTGAAGATTTTGATAAACAACAATTGAGTGGTAAGGTTTATCTCAAACCTACAAAAGCTCTTGAATTTATCGACATCGAATTCTTGATCACTCCTCTTGGAGCGTCTTTCGAAGACATTTAATCGAAGGATACACAAAAAAGAAACCCTCACAGAAATGTGGGGGTTTTTTATTATATATTAATTTATTATCAAACTTTTATTAATAAAAAAAAATAATAAGCACAAAAAAAATCCCATACCTGAATACGGGATTTTTGTTTGTAGTAAATTTTAGTAAACTAACACACAACGATCCATACGCATCGAACAAGAGATAGATGCTAATGCATCACTATTGTATGCTAATGTGTCGAAGTTTACATCTCTTAGGAAGGTTCCATATAGAATCCACTTTTCAACAACCACACCAGTCGGATCTAACATTTCAAGATCAACATCTTTTTTGTAACCGGCAGCATAACCCATACGACCTGTAACAGATTCAGCACATAGACGAACCCACTCCATAAGAGCTTGAGACGCGGATGGGCCAATTGGGTCTCTGAACTTAACATTAAGTTCACTCCAAGTGAATCTACCAGCTACATAAGTTGATGTATTCAAGAAAGGAATTTCAACCGCATTTACGGTAATATGTGGTCTGGCAGTAGACTCCACAAACCATTCGTTGATACCCAATGAGGTTGGGAAACGAAGAATAAATCGATTCTGTCGTTTTGGCTCATAAGGTATGGGCATTTTCATTAATAAATCAGCCATTGTATTATAGTTTTTTTGTTTTTATTTATTTATAAATATATTACCCAAGTAATTTTTTCTATTTACTTTAAATAATTTTTCAAGATTATGTACTAGTATCTTTTTTACCATCTTTAGATAAATCTTCTTTTTTCTTAACACCACCAGCAGTAGAATAAATCTTTAAAATATCTTCTTGTTTATCTTTAAAATGTTGTTTCATACTTTCTATATTCTTTCTATCATCATCTGAGAAACCAATTGTAGGTATGAAATTATTACTAACCTTATTTTTAAATGATATTTTTCTATCTTTTCGTAATTTATTAATATGACTTTGATTTTCCAAGTATTTGGACAATTGTTTAACATAATTAATAAACTCCTCCATAGCTTGGATTTTTAAAATCTCGGGTTTTTGTGCCCCCGACTCGTTTCCATAACTCACAGGATAGAATTTACACATATCTAAATATTCTCTTAAGACTTCGGAATCTGATAGACTTTCTTCATCCGTAAAATCTCTAAATTTTTTCAAGTTTTTTAAGATCTCTTCTTTATCTAAACCTTTATAGTCGGATATAATCATATTATATACCGTATTTTTTATCGTTTCGGGACTATGACCCCTTGCTGTTATTATTGCAAATATTGATCCGCCATTAACACATTCTAAAAAATCAGACCAAGCGGGTCCTGGTTTAGCTAACATAACATCCGTCATAAACCTTTCATCACCTTTTACTGTAAAGTTTCTAAAAGCTTCTTCCGCGAAACCCACAATCTTAGATCCCTTGTATTCAAATGATTCAAGACCAACTTTACTTCTATAATGAGCAAAGTCTTCAGTGGACATACCAACTTCACTTCCTTTTTCATCAATAAGAACAATTTGGGTCGGCATTTCCAATATATTGTCATCCCAATCAAAAGCGTAATATTTCATATCGGGAGTTCCCTCCTCGGTCATACCTTCTTTTAAATTTCTTCTTTTCATTATGATTAACTTGTATATTTATTAAATATCATAATTTTCAATAATTAATGAACTTAGATCATTTCATAGACATATTTGGTGATAGTTATGAATCACAACAAGAAATTTTAAAATGGTTTGGATCATATGAAAGATTTTTTTCCATATGCACCAATTCAGGGAAAATAATTAATCTTCTTGAACAAATAGATAATGACACAGAAGCAATTTATTATCATTGGGTTCTAAATCACGGAACCAAAGAAGAGAAAAGAAAAATATATAATGCAATTGTTAATGAATTTAATGACATTGAAAAGAAAGATGACACATATGTTTGGATTGGTATAAGAGAGGATTTAAGTGAGTTATTTTGTCATTCATCAAGAAGAGATTGGTCACCAAGGGAAGTTGCCCAAAAGGTCTTACAAGGTGATGTAGATACATTTAATGACTATTGGACGGATGATGTTATGGATAATGTTTATGATTATCTAACAACTCAGAATCAAAACTATGTAAAACAGAGGGTTAAAGAAGAGATATTGGGTCAAACAATCAAAGCAGGAACAGAGTTATTAGAAGATTATGAGAATGAAGATGGTGAAGTTTTAATTACAAATGAAAATGTGGATATCTTTTTAGAAAATTATGAAACATTGTCTTGGATTATAAAAAATGAAACTGATGAAATTGAACAAGGACTTAAACGACTATTAAATTTCGCTGAAGAAAGTGCCTTATATAATGAGGTATATAATGATGTTTTTAAAGAACTTTCAGAATATTTTGATATTGATAAAAAAGAATGGATAACAATACCCTCAAATAATGGAAAAAAAACACTAGAAAGATTTCAAATCCCATTAAATAAATTTGCCGTTGAAAACGCAATAGATGCTTACTTAGATGACAATAAAGATTATAATGACAATCCACCTGGGTATTATGGTTCATTTATTGGATTAGTCAATCATTTAATGGACTCACACGGTAGTTATGAGTGTTTAAGCGTTTCTTTTCCTGAATATCCCGATTGGAGTTATACCAAAAAAAATATAAATGATAATTTAGGAGATTATATTTAATTTGTGTTTTTATTATCTATATTTTTTTGTAAAACCTAAAAAATATGGAACAACAAATGACATCCGAACAGGCAGGACAAATGAATTTTAATTTACCTCACGATGTGGTAACCTTACCTTCTCAAGGAGTATTCTATAAATCAAAAAAGAAATCTGTTAAAGTTGGTTATTTAACCGCTGCAGATGAGAATGTAATTGCATCGGCAATAAGTGGTGTTAATCGAGATCAATTGGCTTTGAGTCTTATTAAACACAAGATTTACGAAACAGATTTAAAAGCTGAAGAACTTTTGGATGGAGACATTGAAGCAATATTAATCTTTTTAAGAAACACTTCCTTTGGCCCTGAATATACGGTAAAAGTCACGGATCCTGATACGGGTAGACCATTTACCGCAACATTAGTTCTTGATGAATTAAATATTAAAAAACCATTTAATGAACCAGACCAAAATGGTTTGTTTGAAACAACTTTACCAAAATCAGGGGCAAAAGTTAAATTGAAACTTTTGAATTATACCGAAATTTTGGAACTTGAAAGAATGGCAGAAAGTTATCCACAAGGAAGAGTAGTTCCAAGAGTTACTTGGAAATTAACAAAACAAATTATTGAATTAAACGGAAGTACTGACAAATCAATGATTGCTCAGTTTGTTGAAAGTATGCCGATTATGGATTCCAAACACATTAGACAATTTATGTTGGAAAACGAACCAAGATTAGATCTTAAAAAAGAAGTTTTAGCCCCGTCAGGAAAAAAGGTAAGTGTTGATATTACCTTCGGGGTAGACTTTTTTCGGCCTTTCTTCTGATCATCTTAGATACCTATTGGACGAGTATTATTATTTGGCCACTTTTTTACACATAGGATGGGATGAGTTTCATAGAGTACCGACATATAAAAGAAAATATTTAATGGATAAGTTAATTAAGGAAAAAACCAAGAAAGATTAAAATTCTTGGTTTTTTTGTATTTATAAAAAAAAGTTAAAATATGTTTTTTCAATCACCAACACCACCACCATCAGGAGGGGGACTTTCAGATAGTCAATTTGAAAAACTACAAAACTCAATTACAAGAGCAGTTGAGAGCGGTTTTAAAAACGCAAAATTTGAAAAAACAACGAGTGACCAAAAAAAAGATGGGTATTACACTGGCGGGGAATATGGTGGAAAAGATTATGGTCAATCACCAACAAATGTTTTAGGATATGAAAAACAGTTTGAACAAATTGAAGGAGAGTTAAAAAAAATTGCAGATATTAGATTAGACCCATTGGGAACAATCAACGAGCAGGTTTACAAACTCCAAGTAGGTACAAAAGATGTATTTTCTTTATTTGGACAAGGGAGAGAATTATCAACAGGTATCGCGTCCGCAATTGGAGATGCTAGATTTTCAATTATGGAAATGGGTGGCGACGCAAATGCCGCTTTTGGGGTACTACAAGAAGCTTTAGAATCGACGAACAAAACAAGATTATCTGGAGCCAAATATGTTGATGATTTATTTGCAACTACAAAAGTTACAGGTCAATCTGTTAGGGAATTAGTTGGAGGTTTTGACAGGGTTGGAATGTCAGCGTCACAAATTAGTGGTACTATGAAAGATGTCGTTGATTATGCGTCATCGGTAGGATTAAATGTAAAGGCAGTATCTGACACACTTATCAAGAATTTTGAAAAGTTAAATTTATATAATTTCCAAGGAGGAGTACAAGGGTTAACAAGAATGGCCGCTCAAGCAACCATGCTGAGGATGGATATGACTAAAACCTTAGGTTTAGCCGATGAATTACTTTCACCTGAGAAAGCTATCGATATGGCGGCAGGATTACAAAGACTTGGAGTTTCAACAAGCGCTTTAATAGATCCATTGAGGTTAATGGATATGGCCCAAAATGATCCTGAACAACTTCAAAAAGAAATTGTTAATTTAACTAAACAATATACCTATTTTAACGAAGAAACAAAAAAAACAGAAATACTTCCAGGGGCTCAAAGATATTTGAGAGAGTTAGCTCCTATGTTAGGAATGACAAAAGAGGATTTGGCCAATATGGCAATACAATCCGGAACCATTGAGAGGAAATTGTCAGAAATTAAAATGCCTGGAATTGTCCAAACTGAAGAGGACAAAATGTTGTTTGCCAATTTAGCGGAATTAAATAAAGAAGGAAAGTATGAAATAACATATAAAGATGATGAGGGCATACAAAAAACACAAACACTTGAGGATATATCTAAGTTAACTTACGAAGGACAACAAGAAGTTATGAATCAAATCCGTGAAACACAAAAGTTGAAGGATATGGATATGAAAGATGTTGCTCTCAAACAACTCTCAACCGCAGAAGAAACAAATAATTTATTAAAATCGATGGGAGCCAAACCATTGGCAACAATAGGTGCCAGTCGATTGGGATTTGAAGCTGTGGAAACCGGAGGAGCCCTCTCAAGGACTACAATGAAAACTACTGTTGATACTGTAACAGAAAGTTTAGGGATTTCAACAGAAAAACTGAGAGAATTAGATAATGAAATTGTAGGTTTTATAGATGATTTGGCCGCCGCGGCTAAAAATGGACAATTAGATTTTCAAAATTTATCTGACGCAATTGAAGGTAAATTCAAAAAAGCTATGGAGACTGGAGGATCTGCTTTAACTGATTTAATGAATGAACAAGGAGAAATAGACCCAACAAAACTATACCAAAAATTTGATACTATTATAGATGAGATTAAAAACAAAGGTTTAGAAGTAGGAACATCATTTACCAAAAATTTCACAGAAGCGGCAGAAAAAGAAATTGAAACATCTAGTTCTAGATTAGCCAAATCGGTTCTTTCCGCAATTATGTCGGCAATGGGAAATCCGGAAGGTACAACACCTGAAGGATCCTCTACCACAATATTAGGATCTGTAACACCACAAGAGTCAGTAACACTTGATGAAGAGACAGGACCTGATGATAATCAACCCGTAGTAAATAATAATACAAATACAACAGCAAAAGATGCTATTATAAATAACTATAATACCATAAGTCTTTTAGAAAAAGATAATGTTGCAATAGGAAGAGACGGAATGATGGTAGGAACCGATCTTATGAGTCTTAAAGAAAGATTCGGAGATATGTCATTAGACTTATCAAAAGGATTATCATCAACGGTAGAAGAGATTAAAAGTAGTTTTAGATCAATATTAGAAAAAACACAATTTCCATTATCTACTCAAACTGACACTGGTATCGAACCAAAGTTATTATCTGATAATTTAAACATAACACTCAATCCAGAACTAGCTCCAGAATTTGCAAAAATTTATAAGGAAGTTAGAGATATTGGTAAATCAATCCCTCTTAGTTTTTCGTTTGAATTACCCGTTTTTGATTTTGATTTTAAAACAGACAAAAATATGGATTCCTACGAGGAATTTAAAAAAAGTTTAGAAAATCAAACAATAAAACCAAACATACCCACAGAAGATCATAAATTAAAATTTACCGCAGACAAAGTAGAGGGATTAGATCAGGTTAATGAAAAGATAGGTGAAGTTAAAAGTACAAAAATAGAAATACCTTTAGAGATTACGGACAAATCTAAAGACGAACCAATTACAAGAAAGGTTGAAGCATCATTAGATGAAACCAATGTTAGTACTATGGTCAAAGATTTATTCTCAGAAAAGAGAATGAATATAGGATTTGAGTTTAAAAATAGAGAAGAATTTGAAAAATTATCAAATGAGTTTGATGAATTGACAAAAGAAAAGAAAATTAATGTAACCCAAGAGGAATTCAAATCTGAAATACCAACAGAACAAACTTTAAACATAAAACTAAAACAAGACGAATTTGTTTCCAATGTTCCCGAAGAACAGATTTCACATCTTAAATTAGATTATAATAAAGAAAATACAAATTCATTGTATGATCAAATAAGTGAAAAGTTTGGAGACCCATTCAAACTAACATTTGAACAAGAAAAATTTGAATCAACAATTCCTTCTGAACAAATTTTAAAAATAAAACCAGTTGAGGAAAATTTCGAAACAAAAATTCCTGAGGAACAATCTTTTAAACTTAATTATGAATTTTCTAACAAATCTGACTTTGATAAAACAATTGAAGAACTTTATAAGACTAAAGATCCGTACAATATAAAATTTGTGTCGGAAAAGTTTGAAACCAACATACCTGACTCTAAAACAATTAAGGTTAACACAGAACAAGAAGAATTTGAAAGTAACATACCAGAAAAACAAGAATTCAAATTAAATTACGAATTTACTAATAAAAATGATTTTGACAAAACAATTGAAGAACTTTATAAAACCAAAGATCCATATAATATAAAATTTATATCGGAAAAGTTTGAAACTGACATACCTGAATCGAAAACAATTAAGATTAATACTGAACAAGAAAAATTTGAATCAAATATTCCACAGGAACAATCATTTAAATTAAATTATGATTTTATAAATAAAACCGACTTTGACAAAGTTTTAGAAGGGCTAGATAAAACTAAAGATGTTCATAAACTAAAATTTGAACAAGAAAAATTCGAAAGTAATATACCACAATCAGAAACTATAAAGGTAAAAACTGAACAAGAAAAATTTGAAAGTACAATACCTAAAGAACAAACTTCACATATTAAATTTAATTATGATAAAGACAAAACAAATACTTTATTTGACGAAGTTAATGAAAAATTTGGAACACCACTTGAGTTAAAATTTAATGAAGAAAAATTAAAACCAATATTACCTGAAGAAACCGAACTCAAATTCAAATATAATTTTGTTAATCAAGATGAAACACAGACACTTATTGAAAAAATGTCTTCTGATAATGAATTTAAATTATTTGCCGACAACGAAAGTTTAATAAAGGCAAATGAAAATGTTGGTTCTATATTTGACAAAGATTTTAAAGTAACACCAAAATTAGATGAAACACCATTATTAAACACCAAGTTACCAGATATGGAACAAAATGTTTTAATAAATAAACCATCTGATACCGAAATTACATCACTCAAGGAACAGTTTGAAGAAAAGTTTGAACCACTTAAAGCCAATTTTCAACTCCCTCAAAGCATGATTGATCAATCAAATTTGACAGGGTTAAATGAAAATCAATCAACAACGAGTAGATTTATAGACAGGACAAGATTATTTGGAAATGAAAACAATAATATTACACAACAATCCACAACAGATGTGTTGATGAAAATGTTAATGGACAGATCAACTTCTCCAAATATGACAGAAATACCCATAGCTCAACCAATAACACCAATTATGAATGAAATTCCATCCACAAACAATTTACCTATGGCAACCGCAAACGCTAAAATGGAATTTGGAGAATTAAAAATAGTACACGAAATCAAGGTAAATAGTGGTAATGTTGACCCTGCAGTTGTTGGTCAAGCATTCACCCAATTGACCAGAGACCCAAGTTTTGTAAAAACCCTTGAATCAAGAATTAAAGATATACAGGGAGGAATGGGACAACAAGTACAAATGAATCCAATGAGCACTTAAAAAAAATACAAAGAAATCTATTTATAGAAAAAATCAGAGATGGCTGAAAATTTTCTATCTTTTAATTCCTCAGAAGAATTTAGAAAAAAATTAATTACAAGAAATTTACCCCCTTATAAAGTGGAGGGAGTTTTTTCTCAAAGTATTGGTGCTCAAAATTATGAATATAACCCTCAAAGTCTTAATGTAATTGATTCACCCGATTTTGATAGAACAAGACAATCCGCCGACAGATTATATGTTCTAAACACTTTTGGCCCTGATGGAGGGTTTGGAAATTCGATTAATTTTAACGGACCACCATTACCTGTGAAGTCCAATTCCGGCCCATATGAACCTGTTGAAACTAATTTAGATCTTGTTAATGAATTTTATATAGATGTTGCTTATACACAAAATATGTTTGGGCCCGAAGGTGGGTTCAATGCAATGTACGATGTAACTGATATTCAAAACAATAATAAAGTTTATTTACCATATTGGTCTCCACCATCTTTCGCTAATAAGGATTATACCGCCTATGAAATCATACTATTAGATTTCAATAATCAAACACCTGCGTCAATAACTAAAGATTCCTATTTGGCTCAATTGGCGGCTAAAAACTTACAGAACGCTCTGAAATATAGGGCGGCAATTATTACCGAACAAGATGTAAATTTCAAAACTAACATAGATGGTATTACCGCACCTGATGCCACTGATTCGGCTTTAAGAGCTAATGCTCCTCTTACACAAAGAGATTATCGAATCACAACACCATCTGAAAATGATACATTTCTCAATAGATTAGGTGGTAATTACATAATAACTTCCCCAATACCTGGAGATTATTTCAACGACGATCAAAAAACAAGATATACTACATCTGTAGGACAATTGGTTAATGTTCTGGCGGGAAGAAGTACACTACTTGGTGAAATTATTGGACCTGGTATATCGAGATATGTCGATGCGTCACAAATATTTTTACAATATACAAATAACGGACAAAAATCTGCTTTATTTGGTAACTTATCATTTAATAGATTCAGACCGGCATATAGTAATACAATTGCCGGTGGATTATTTGGAAACCTATTAACCACAGGTATAAATAATGTAATAGATTCTGTTGGAACACAATTACCTGGTGACTTTTATTTAGGTTCAGTAATTTCTAACCCTTCATTTATAAACTCACCTGTTACTCAAGTACCGACAAATGAGTTTGGTAGAGAAACAGGGGCTCCTGTGTTTGGTCCATCTGAAGCAAGTATTCTTTATGAGGGTAATGAAAACAAATTGAATTTTGGTCTTGCAGGTAAATCAAGTGTTGATGGTGGAGGAATAACAGGAAATTTCATTTGGACTTCACCAAAATATAAAGATAACGCTGGATTTAAAGTTGGTGTTGGGGGGGATCCAAAAAAATTAGATGACGATTTCAATCAAATATCAAATCAGATTCTGTCTTCCGAATCAACTGAAATAAATTTTAGACCTGGATCTATATTAGATGAGACACAACGACTTATTGATGCTGCGGATAGGGTAAGGGGTCAAGCAAGATTAAAGCATGTAGGAAACGCTATAAATCAGGTTAGTAAGGTTTTCAATGATGGATATAAAGAAATGACCAAAGGATCCAAAGTATTAACATATGTTGATAACGCAACAGGACAAGCCGTTGGTCAAGAATACGCCAGAGTATTTGCTAAAGACACCCCTTATTACACATACAATGATTTACAAAAAAATCAGGGTATTACAACAAGTGGGAGAAGATTCACATACTCTGTTTTGGATAACACATATAATTTGAACATCGCACCACTCAAAGGAACCGAATCTACAAATATCAAAGACAACAAGGTAAAAAAATATATGTTTTCGATTGAAAACTTAGCTTGGAAATCAGCCGGAAGACCAGGACTTACATATGATTCATTACCTGTTTGTGAAAGAGGACCTAATGGTGGTAGAATAATGTGGTTTCCACCATACGACATTAAATTCAGTGAAACATCAATTCCACAATTTAATAAAACAAGTTTCTTAGGAAGACCTGAACCTGTTTATACTTACAAGGAAACAAGCAGAACGGGATCACTTTCTTGGAAAATAATTGTTGATCACCCTTCAGTTTTAAATTTGATTGTTAATAAAGTTTTTGCCAACACAACAACAACAGAAAAAGCAAACTCAATAATTGACTCTTTCTTTGCGGGATGTGCAAAATATGATCTTTATGAATTGGCTATCAGATATAATACCATTCCAATTGATCAATTAAAAAATTACCAAGAAATATTATCAGACCCAAGATTAACAGATGAAGAAATTGCTCAACAAATAGTTACAACAATACCAAAAGATAATAATAATACTCAGAACGATAATGTTGCATCGAATGTGGATACAAATCAGTTTGCGTCATTTGAAAATAAAGGATTATATTTTCCATATGACGACCCAACAAGCTCCGCATCAGATTATGATTCAATATACAATACATACATAACACCATCTCAGAATAATAGTTATTATATATGGGATGGGGACAACGGAGTAAATTTTATCAATAATATTGTTAAATCAAACTATAATGATATTACCGATAATCTTATACCACAATTGTATTCTGTTTTAGAGGGTAATGAAAAAGCAACAATCGAGATTAATTTAGAAGGATATGTTTCAAACAGATCAGATGAAACAAAAAGAAAAAACTTATCAGAGGACAGATGTAAGGTCTTCAAAAGCTACATACTATTCAAAAATCTTGGAAACGGAAAAACTTTGAGTAAATATGATACAAGAATAACTTTTAATATCTCTGACTCAGGTTCATCATCAACTGCAACACCATCTGGTAATGGTTCACCCGTAAATTCTTGTAATTGTGGTGCGGAACTGAGTGGTAGCGATAATAAATTTTTGGTATCAACAATGGCTTGTAATTCGTCAATTATCAAAAAAATTACTGTCACCGCACCCCCTGTTGTACCCACAACCGACAAAACAAATCCAAATGATCAGACAGCTCAAAATCCAAACGGGTCGGCTCAACCAATAAAACCAGTTCCTGGTGAAGATATTAATGACAAGATAAAGAAAAATATCGGAAAAAAAGTATTAAGACATTTATTATCAGAGTGTGATTATTTTGAATTAATCAAAGAATCAAACCCGATGTTTTATGACTCGATGAGAGATAAATTGAGATTCTTCGATCCCGCGTTTCACTCGATGACACCTGAAGGATTGAACTCAAGATTAACATTCCTTCAACAATGTATGAGACCTGGTGATACCATTCCACAAATTTCAGAGAATGGACAACCTAAATCAAATGATGCAATCAATACGGCTTTTGGGGCGCCACCTATTCTTGTTTTAAGAATTGGTGATTTTTATAACACAAAAATTGTTCCGAATAACTTACAATTAAGCTATGAACCTTTGGTGTTCGATATGAACCCTGAGGGAATCGGTGTTCAACCAATGATTGCTAATGTTACATTAAGTTTTGATTTTATTGGTGGAAGCGGATTGGCTAACCCAATTGAAAAACTTCAAAACGCATTATCGTTTAACTACTACGCTAATACAGAAATATATGATGAAAGGGCTGATGCAACTGAAGACACATCAGCAATAGACTCAAAAATATTTGAAGCACTTAACAAACCTGTTACAAAATCAGATGTTAATAAACCGATTGAAAATAAAGGTGGTACGACAATCGGATCAATTACAAATTCACAAACCACAACCGTTTCAGGTAATACAACTACAACTGGAGATATAAACTACGAACAAGTATTTGATGAATATTTGGGAGCAACTGAATCTTATTTTAGTGACATTCCAAACTTTATGAAATTTGTAATTGACAATTACAATTATGGTATGTTAATGTTAGTTAATAGTAAGAGAGATTACCAAAATGGAAGCCCTGCGACCTCATCTTGTGCTACGGCAAAAATTTATGGAAAACCAAACGATGTCGAAAGATTTATTGGTAAAGTATTTAATACAATTTACGATCAAATAGATAATGAAACAGACATAATTATGTTGAGACTTAAAGATACTGGATTTGTCGGAGCTGATCTTAAAAAGATTGGTAAGAATTATAAAAACTTTGTTAAAAAAATTGAACAGAATTATTCAACTGAAATATTAAATGAAATACAAACTCTAACTTCAAAACAACAAGGTTATTCACAGTTTTATAGAAAATTAAATTTTGTGGAAAACGGAACAATAAGTTCTTTTGGTTATGATGGTAAAGTATTATCAAACGGAAAAACTGAAATTTATACAATTTCAGCAACCTCTTTATCTGCACCATCAACTTATGCTGACACATTATTAGAATTAAGAGGCGATTATAACAAAGTATCTACTGACACATTAAACTTCATTAATCTATTAAAAGATAAAAATTTAATAGTAGATAATGGATACGACCCTTCTAATTCAACATATAAAATACCTGAAAACTATAACTACATTGAAACACCAGCAACGGTGAAAGTGTTATATTTTGGATTATCAAAAATGTTTTTAGATCCGGCCAAGGTAGAAGAGTTCAAAAAAGCCTTGGTACAAGGAAACTTGAATACAATTTCTCAACCATCAAGTTTAACTGAAAAAATAAATTTAGTTGTAACAGAAATTATTACAGACTTTGAAAAACAACATAAGTTAGAACAAAAGATTATTGAGGAGTTTTTAAATGGAAGTGATTACCCAAAGTACAAAAAGTATACTGAGGTTGGAAGACAAAAACAAAGATCATTCACATTTACCCTTAATTCAAATCCACCTAACTCTATAGAAAAAGATCTTAAAGATCTATATAAGAGTGTAAATGAAAATAACAATAAAGATACATTTATCGGTAAAGTAACATTTAAATAAAATGGCAATTTATAATTATTCAAACAGGTACATACCTTTCATTTTTGATGGAAGACAAACTGTAGTTCCATACATAAAATTACCAAATAAACCAACCGATAAAAGATATATCTATAAAACTGACAAATCTCGATTAGATAAGGTTTCACAACAATTTTATGGTAGTCCTTATTATGGGTGGTTAATATTACAAGCCAATCCACAATTTACCGGATTAGAATGGAACATACCCGATGGCGCAATTCTAACAATACCATATCCTTTGAGGACATCTTTACAAGACTACAAGACCGCGTTAGATTTACATACATACTATTATGGCAGATAATAAAGGTGATATATTTGTTGAAGCGGATTTTGATAACATCTTTTCAATTGACCCAAACAAAATCTACGATGAATTTGGAAATGTTCAGCAAAGACTTGTTAATCACGAAGAGTTGGTTATGTATGCTAATTTGGAATGTAATATATTACCAAGAACAAAATTACAATTAGGTGTTGGGGCTGAAGAAAAGGGAACAAATGTTGTTATTGCGACCACCAAAATAAATTTTATGAATCCAGGAAATAAAAATTTCTTGGACACATCTTGGGTAGATAATTTTACACCACAAACCATACTTAATGGTGATAATTTAAAAAATGCAAAAAACGGGCCGACAAACTCACCAACACAAAACGAGTCGTATGAAAAAAATCAATCTTTCATTTTGGCTGGCGATCAAACCGACGCCACAGCGCTTTTAGGTATTACAGGTATTCAATATAAAATTAATGCTTCATTATTACCTACCTGTACAATTACATTAGAAGATGTCAGGGGTAGAGCTTTATTTGAACTTGGAGACCAATCTCCATATGCAGTATTTTTCAACATGCCATATCCCGTATTCTATTTAACAATGAAAGGTTTTTATGGGAAAGCGTTAAAAGTACCACTATCCTTACAAAATTTTAATGCATCATTTAATACAAATTCGGGTAATTTCCAGATTACCCTGTCTTTCTATGGTTACAAATACACAATGCTATCTGAGATTCCAAATCAAGCTCTGATTGCTTTACCAAATATGTATGAAAGAAAATATACATTTAAGCCAAAAGACAACCCTGATGCCCCAACATCCGAAGTTAAACAAGAAACTACAACAAGAGGTCGAGAAATACTCAATAATACCTATTCAAAATATATTGCAAAAGGATTAATTAAAGAAAGTTTACCAAAATATACAATTATTGAATTTGTTAACAAATTACAAAAAATAGACAAAGATTTGGCCAAACTTGTAAGTGAAGTTGATTTTTCAAGATTAACAGATATAAAACTATATGGTGAAACATTAAAATTATTAAATCAAGAATTAATTACCTTCAAAGGAGGAACAACTAATTCTTGGTATAATACATATGCTAGAAAAAAAGATCCAAGTGATCTATACTACTATGTTAAAAACAAAGACGCAACATCACAAATAATAGTTAATGCATACATTAATAAAGACTCGAAAAAACCATTTGAGGTTATGGACGAGTCAAAAACTGAGTTGACAAAAATTTTAACAAAGTTCGAAAAAAAAATTCTAGGTATTGCAACATTTCAAGACTTAGGATTTGGTATTATACAAAATGATTTTTATTTAGACAATACAATAACAAATGTAAACGACTTTGATTTAAAAAAATCATTTGAAGTCAATGGAGGTACTACTGGTATAGAATCACCTGAATTTTTAGCATTTACTGATACACTAAAATCTCTCCTTAGTAGCTATAACGATACTTTAACCCTTAATACTACAGGATCAGATAGAAAAATAACATATTTTATAAATTTAGATAAATATAAAACTAAATTTTCTAATCTTGAAAAAAAATATTTGGAAAGAAAAGAAAAAATTGAAATTGAAATTGCCGACGCCATAAGAAAAAAGTTTCAAGATACAAATTTATTAGGGTTTGATCCTACTATCAGAAATGTAACGGCAATTCTATTTGCTAATTGTGAGGCATTTATTTCACTTATGGATGAAGTTCATACTAAAAGTTGGGATGTAAGAAATGATCCCGATCGAAAAAAACTTCTTAACAACGCCATAACTGATAAATTAGATACATCAACATCACCTGTTTATCCTTGGCCTCAAGTTTTAGAGGTAAAAGATAATGGTGAACAACAACAATATTCTTTGAAATACCCCGGCGATTATTTGGATGGTAGAAACTCGTCGATATGGCCTGAAGTCGAATTTGTTGAAGAGTTTATAAAAGGACAAACACAAAGAACTAATTTAATTAATACCCCTTCACAAACAGACAAGAATCAATTAACTGAACCAGGTATGGTTTCCATTTCAGTGTTGGATTTACCAATAAGTAATATTATATATCTTAACAAAGACGAAGTTAAATTTTTTTATGAAATATGGGAAAGATGTTTTGTACTTTCTCATTATGGTAGAATATCAAAAACAAACGACGGATCTTTGTATAAAGCGATTGCAGACTTTGAGGCAAATAATTTAATACAGGGTTTGGAAGGAACATCCAATAGTTTAAAGAAAAAACTTGTTGATTATAGATTCGATTCAAAAAATATAATTGCTACTTTGAGAAATATATCCAATGGTGGACTGGGAACAAGTTGGCAATTACTCATAAGAGAACAATATAATACACAATATATTCAAAGTAATTTACAACAAAGTAATGGTATCTATGGGTTTACACAAATAAATAAACCAACATCGTTTACTTCAGAAACCGAGTTTAATTTTTCTAATTTTGTGTCGAATACAAGAACAAACAGCCAAGATTTTTTTGATATATACCCTTTTGGTATTACAAATTGGTTAAGATCAAACTTATCAAATGGAGCATCAACATCAATTAATTCGGCAAACAATACGACTACTCTGAATTATAATAAAGACTTAAAATTTATAACAAATTTTAAAGAAGACGAAATTGAAAATAAAATAACTAACCTACCTGTTGTCAATTACAATTATTTAGAAGATTACTCAAAACAATTTGAGTATAGGATGGATCTTAAAGAAATATATGAAACAAGAACCCCTAAGAACTTTTTACCTACGGAAGGTTATTTGAGATATAGTGCTTCGACAGGACTTCTAACCTCCGAATTAATTCAAAAGTCAACTTCAATTATGAACACACCAATGTTCATTAATTCAATATTGACGGCAAATTACAAATTCAGAAACAATAATAAAACACCATATGTAGTACCAGCATATTTGTTTTTGAATAGTTTACCATTGGCAACACTTAGAGAAAAAAATAAAAGTTTTGCAAATAATAGTGTAACAGATTTAGATTATATATTTGCAACATTTAAAAAATTCGGTGCAGTACATAAAGTACCATACGCTTGGATATTGAAATATGGGTCTATTTGGTATAGATACAAATATTGGTTAGAAACAGGAAATGATATCTTAACAAATGATTGGTCAAATTTTCAATACAAACCAAACTATGATCCAATTACATTCGACTCTAATAAAACATACTCCTTGAATGTTCCACAGCCTAACGGATCAGTAAGCGCAACATCGATTGTATTAGATACAATTGTTAACACATCATCAGGTATTCAAGCTTCAACTATGAATTTAGGATTTTATCCAAATCTTATAGATGAATTTAACTATTGTTATCAGGGACTGGAGTTGATAGGCTCCACAAATGGATATACCGATTCGTCAATTAACAATGTTTTAGGTAATAAACTTAAATTGATACAATCTGATGGGGAGACAAATGCAACACCAGTAATTAATCCTATATATCGGACAAGAGGATTCGATTCAAATAATTCAAATAGAACTCTATCTATAACAACTTGGTCAGCATTAGCTTATAAATTCTCATCTGAAACTCAAACAAAACAATGTTACATACTACCTTCATTTGGAACCGAAATGAATGAGGCAATTTGGGAATGTTTTAAAGAAAAAAACACTAAACCATATTACAAAATAGAGAATGAAATTTCAGGAAACCAAGCTGTGTTTAATGGTTCTGCAAGACTTGTTTGGAATTCACCAAATTATGGTTATTTTGAATTGAGTGGTCTAACAAAACCAAGTCCGAGTGAATATATGAAGGAAATATTCAGTGGAACATCAGAACAGACTAATTTTGGTTTACAATCTTCAAACTACACAAATATATCCGAAATATTTTCCACTTTTGACAAAATAATATTAGACTTATTTGAATCTGAATTTCTAAAATTCAGCACATCTATATATGATGCTGACGACAATACTATAGAAAATTTTCAAAGTTTGTTTAGATCAATGATGTTGATAGACGAACCTCAAGGAAACAGCTTTCAAACTTTGCTAAGAGACGCTATTACAAAACAAGAAAATAAATTATTTGGGGTGATAGAAGACTTCATCAAGTATGAAAAATTTATAAAAATTGGTAACCCATCTAGTTTTGACAGAAAGATATTTTATTCTTTTGCGGGATTAAGTTCCGCAGACCCCATAATTCAAACCCCAATTGAACCATATTTATACCAACCATACCAACAAAACCTTCCACCAGATGTGTCATTTGCATCCTCAGTTTTGAACCAACCAACAGCTTGGAGAACATTACAATTATATGTTGGGTTTTCTGATCTACCAAATTTGACCTATGGAGGACAATCTTATATAACAGATTTCTTTAGGGATATGAATGTGGAATTCAGTGAGAATAATATCAAAAATCTTTATCAGTTGATTAAGATTTATGCGACACAGAAAATAATAGATCCGACACTAAACAGAGACAAATTTATTATATTACTTAATGAAAATCTCGAAAAGGTAAATCAGTTTAAGGATGGTATAATAGATCAAGTATTTCAGAATTCAAAATTAATCGAAACACTCAAAGATCAAATACTATTAGATTCCAATCCAAACGAAATTGACACAAGTGAAGTTGAGAATAAAACAATTAAGATTGAACTTTGGGAATTATTTAAAGCGATTAACGACAAATGGATTGCCGGGGGAGATTTTGAAACAAAAACATTTTTTGAAGATGTAATGTTTTTAGATAGAACATCGAAAGATATTGGGGATGATATAATTGTTGATATTTTTAAAGTAAAAACAATACTTGAAGGAACTTTTAAAAATGCTGAAAAATATGTTGACGAAAACTTTAAAACAATTTCTAGTATACAACATATTATTATGTCTATTATACAAGATGCAAATTTTGTTGTATGGCCAATTGCTGGATATGTAAATTATTTTGGTATTCAAACGCCAATAAAAAATGCACAACCAAGAGTTGACGATCCTATGGATTTGGCTAATTCCCTGTTTGGAACATTTTTAAATGTGGACACAAGAAATTCGTCGCCAAAGTTAGTGTGTTTTTATGCAAACAAACCATCAGATAACCTATCTATAGAAAAACCAGAACAAGGATATAAAAATGATAGTTGGAATTTCTCAACACCTGTAAATAACCCAATAAGATATACACCTAAGAAAAATTTTGCGGGAAGTAATAGGGCTATAGGATTTACTGTTGATGTTGGTTTACAAAATCAAAATATATTTTTTAATGTGGGTCTAAATCAAACACCAGGAAAAGCGACCGCAGAAAGTATTGATCTTTTAAACAAAATGGGGAACCAATATGGTGAAAAAGGAGGATACACAGCGTCAGTATCATTATTTAATGTTTATAAAACAAGAAGTTACACTTGTGATATAACAATGTTTGGAAATGTTATGATCCAACCAATGATGTATTTCAATCTTAGACATATACCGATGTTTGAAGGAACTTATATGATATTTGATGTTCAACACGACATTAGACCAGGGACTTTCGAAACAAAAATACAAGGTATTCGACAACCAATTGCAACTCTCGGTAATGTTACAAAACAAGAGGCAATTATTAGAATAAAAAGTTTATTCTTAGATAAGATTTCAACAAAGATACAGATCAACGCAAATGACGGTGAGGCGGTAAAACCAAATGAAACCCCACAAACTTTACAACAAGCGAATAACCAAATTATAAATTCATATTCAGGAGCTAAATCTCCTTCGGCGAATAACGATTGTGGAAGTTCATTGTACGGAGATGCTCAAGAATTTGAATCAGGAACCGCAATTAAAGTATCACCATCTGTTGCCGATGTTTGTACGATTATTGGAAAAACAACTGAAAATACAAATGGAAGAAAAGTATTATTATCTCTCGTTTGGTTAAAATCGGCAAACGCGGTCGGAAAGATTGAGTGTTTCAATAACAATCTAATAGATCTTACATTGGACATTGGGGTTATAGATACAATTATTTCTAATAATCCAACAAGAATATTGTCTCAATTTATATGTGTCAATGTTGACAAATACCAATATCCGTTTGCCGCGTTTGGTTCAATTGACGACGCAATCTATGTTGCGTATGCTAAATTTAGACAAATAGTTGAAACACAATCACCTGGAACTGATTTAAATGAAGAACAAGTTTTAGATTTAATTTTGGAATATTGGCCACAAGATCAACCTGTCGGAGACCCAACAGGGTCTAATAGACCAGGAAATCAAACAATCAAACAACAAGATAGACCACAATATGATGAATTTTTAAAAAGAGTACAACAAGCGTTTCAAAAAGGACAATCACAAAATCTTTGGACTTCTGATTTAATTAATCCTTCACCACCAGTCCCACCCCCAACTCCTTAATAAAAGTATTAGCGGTTGATTAAATCTGTAATAATAACGGCCAAATTATAATATTTTATAAACGATTAGATATTTATAAAGAAAAAACAAATGAATTTAAGCGAAACTTTAAACAACTATCTTGGAAAAAATGTCAGATATTCTGAAAAGGATATGGGTGACGGAAATAAACAGGTATGTGATTTGGACACTGGCGATTGTTATGTCGTTAGAATGAAAGACGGACTAATTGAGAGATTTGATAATTCAGTTAATATGTCAAGAAAAGTAAGAGTAGAAACCCCACAGGGTGTTAAACAATTGTTAAACGGCTAAAAAAAAATGAGTATAGACAAAAAAATAATGGATGAGTTGAAAAGATATAACTCAATTAACAAATATATATCAGAACAAGAAGTACCACCTCTTCCTGGTGAAGAGTTACCTCCACCCCCTGCCGGTGATGTACCTCCTGCGGGAGAAGCACCAGCGGCTTTACCACCGGCAGAACCACAAGTTGTTGATACCGTAACAGATCCTGATGTAGAAAAGGTAGATTCTGCGGGAGAATCAGAAGAAACAACAACAGAAGGTGGATCGGAAGAATTAGATATTACTGATTTAGTAAATTCACAAAAAAATGTTGAAACAAAACAACAAGAATATTTCGATAAACTATTTTCACATATTGAGGGTCTAGAATCAAAACTCGGTGAAATGGATAAAATAGTTTCTTTATTGAATACCCTTGAACAAAAAGTTGAAAAATACAGACCAAGAACGGCACAAGAAAAACTTGAACTCAGAAGTTTAGATTCAGGACCATTCAATCAAAAATTATCCGATTTTTTTAATGATAAACAAGATGATTTTGAAAAGTCAGGAAAAAATGAATATATATTAACCACCGATGAGGTTGAAGATTTTTCACCAAATGAAATTAAAAATACTTTTAACGAGTTTGATGATACTGTTAAATTTCCTTACAATACTTTAAAATAATACTATCTCACAATAAGTACTAAATAAGGGGGCGGACAAGTATTACCCCCTTATTTATTTTATACCGATCTTTGACTATCTAAATTAAATTATTATATTTCTGACATAACTTAATAAATAAATAAACCTGTCTTAAAATCCTATCAATTATGGCGACAACATTAGACTCAGTACTCGAGCAGTACGAAAAATCACAAAAAGGATCATCCACAACATCAAAGATGTCTCAGGATGAGAGAATGAAGAAGTATTTCGCAGCAATTCTTCCACAAAATCAAAAGTCTGCACAAAAAAGGGTTAGAATCCTACCCACCCCTGACGGATCATCACCATTCAAAGAAGTGTGGTATCACGAAGTTCAGGTTGACGGAAAATGGGTTAAACTTTATGATCCTGGTAAAAATGACAACGAGCGTTCACCATTGAACGAAGTTTATGACGAACTTATGTCAACAGGAAAAGAGTCCGACAAGGAACTTGCAAAACAATACAAAGCTCGTAAGTTTTATATTGTAAAAGTGGTTGATCGTGACGCAGAACAGGATGGTGTAAAATTCTGGCGTTTCAAACACAACTACAAGAACGAAGGAGTATTGGATAAGATCATTCCAATTTGGAGAGCAAAAGGTGATATTACTGACCCAGCAAATGGTCGTGACTTGATTATCGAGCTAGCAAAAGCAAAGACACCAAAAGGTAAGGAATATACAATCATCCAAACCGTAATGTATGACGACCCAACTCCTGTTCACACAGATGATGAGACAATGGAATCTTGGGTAAAAGATGAACTCACTTGGAATGATGTTTACTCCAAGAAGCCAACTGAATACCTCGAAGCAATTGCTCGTGGAGAAACCCCAAGGTGGGATTCAGATCTTGGAAAGTATGTCTACGGAAATTCATCCTCTTCTTCCACAACTATGGGTGGGGGTGGATACTCTGACCCTCAGGCAGATGCTGATCCAGATGAAGATCTTCCATTCTAATAATTGAATGAATTAAATAAACTCCTGACCAAAAGTTGGGAGTTTATTTTTTTTGTATATTTATAACTATGAAATATAAAATATCTAAAAATCAGATTGATAAAATTGCATTTCCATTTTTGGATAAGGAATTTGAAGGAATTGAAAAATATAAAGCAAAATATTTTGATGGAATTATTTTTAAAAAACCAAATGAAAAATTTGGTGTATTAAGATATGAAAAAAATAAAACTTTATGGATTTATTACAAATTTGTTAATAAAATTTCTTCATTTTTTTCTCTTGAAAATCTTGATGCTCAGGGCCTTATCGGACGATGGGCTGAGGATAGATTGCAAATTGAGGTAAGCAGCACCTTAAGGCTGTACACCCATTGGCATCTGTAAGCTGAGGATAGATTGCAAATTAATTAACAGATATTAATAACTATGAAATATAAAATATCAAAAGAACAACTTGATAAAATCATCTTTCCATTTTTGGATAAGGAATTTGAAGGAATTGAAAAATATAAAGCAAAATATTTTGATGGAATTGTTTTTAAAAAACCAGATGAAGAATTTGGAGCATTAGGATATAAAAAAAATAAAACTTTATGGATTTATTATAAATTTATTGATAAAATTTCTTCATTTTTTTCTCTTGAGGATCTTGATGCTCAGGAACTTATCGGACGATGGGCTGAGGATAGATTGCAAATTGAGGTAAGATACACCATAAGGCTTGGTAAGGGTATCCGTGCCGACAGCTGAGGATAGATTGCAAATTGAGGTAAGATACACCGCAATCTGTTTATTTGATGAGTTATGCTTCGCTGAGGATAGATTGCAAATTGAGGTAAACAAAACCTAAACTTATTTTTTCTTACCATCTTTTCTTTAAACAATAAATTTCTTATTATTATAACAAAAATATTATGAAAACTTACAAAGTAACATTAACCCCGAAACCAGGAGTATCAGGTCAATCAATTAGGACTTCGGTTCAAGCCGCAGGATACACAGAAGCTAAACGATTGGTAGAAGCTCAGTTCGATACCTCAAAATATACTATTCAAATTCAAGGATAACTAAAAACAAAAAAAAATGAAAAAAATCTTATTAACAATCGCACTATTCGTTCTACCTTTTATAACTTTTGCTCAAGCGAGGGTAAACTTTACTGAACAACAAATCAAAACAGAATTTAAGAGTAAAAATATTAAAACAGATTACACCAAAGACGGTGTTAAATACCTATATACTGGTGATGAAAATGTTTATACATTCTATTATATTAACAATGAAGGGATTTGTTATAGTTGTATGATGGTTCCTCAGACAAGGGGAATTCTTAATTGGCTCGTTGAAGATTATAATGGAAAATATGTTATTGTATCAGATACAGAATGGAAATATTATAGTGAAAATGGTATTATGTATATAACATTGAC